CCCTGTCGCTTGCATCCAATGGATTCCTGCGGGGTCTAGATTCTAGACCGTTGTATCCACGCTCTGAACACGCAGCACTCAACACGCTGCTTCAGTCTGCAGGTGCAGTCGTGATGAAGAAGGCTTGCGTCAATGCATGGATGCAGTTTGATCATGCGATCCATGTGCTGCCCGGTCATCCCCATGTTGAACAGGTTGCTTCGGTCCATGACGAATATCAGTTCATGGTTTCTAAGAACTACGCAGAGGCGGTTGGTAATATTGTCGTATGGGCCATTCAACAGGCGGGCGTAGATTTCGATTTCCGTTGTCCTCTGGACGGCGAGTACCGCGTGGGGGCCAACTGGGCCGAAACACACTGAATGCCTATGCAGCCGGACTGCTTGATGGAGAAGGCTGCATTCGTTGGAACAAGAGCCCAAGCATCGAAGTCACGAACAAACACTATGGAGTGCTTGTTTCAATGCAGGAGAGGTGGGGTGGCAGCGTCAGGATCAAGGACGAAGGTGTTTACGTCTGGACCCTCTATGGCAAGAAAGCCCTGACCTACCTCTCCTGCGTGGCTCGATACAGCATCATCAAGCACTCACAGATCTGCGCCTTGTTTCAGGCTGCTGCAGCAACCGTAAAGTCAGAACGACTTAGGCACATCAAGACCCTCAAGAGACTTAAGAATGTCTACACCAATTGAGTACATGACCGATGACGAACTGATCCACGAACTGAAGCGGCGTTTCGATGAAATGGTGTTTGTCGGGTTCAGCACGAAGGGAAAGAACAGCGACAACTACAGCATCTGCGTCAAGTCCACAATGCACGGAACCTTTGGACTTATTGAAGTCCTCAGTCGGGCTGCTGAAGCCCAGATGGATGAATGAAAATGAGAACGCTACTTGTTGATGGTGACATCCTGATCTACGGCATCTGCTCTGCAGTGGAGTATGTTGCCCGCTTTGATGACGATACCGATGTTGCATTCTGCAACAATAAGGAAGCCCTGCACCTCTGCGAGACCACTATTCGGTCATGGATGACCAAGTTGAATGGCGGCTTCGTGGTGCTCGGGTTCACTGGCAAGGACAACTTCCGCAAGCACATCTTCCCGACCTACAAGGCCCACCGTAAGGCTTGTCGCAAGCCCTGTGGGTACAAGGCCGTGAAGGAGATGCTGACCAAGGCGTACTGCGTCAAGGAAGAGCCGATGCTTGAGGGAGATGACATCATCGGCATCCTGCAGACCGAGGGCTCCTACATCAACCCGGTCATCATCTCTTCCGACAAGGATCTCAAGTGCATTCCCGGAATGCTCTGGAATCCCGACAAGGACGAAGAGCCAGTCCTGATCACCAAGGAAGAGGCTGATCGCAACTGGCTGATGCAGACTCTGACTGGTGACAAGACCGATGGATACCCGGGACTGGAAGGAGTCGGCCCGGTGACCGCAGCCAAGATCCTCAAGAACGGCACATGGAGTGAAGTTCTGGAGGCTTATACTAACAATGGATTCAACGAGGAGTATGCGCTTACTCAGGCTCGTTGTGCCCGCATCCTTCGCCACGGCGAATACAACTGGGAAACCAAGGAAGTCTCTCTATGGAAGCCATGAACCGCAGCCGTCTACTGGCCATGCACCGCGAACTCTGTGAAGAGGCCCGTGGTCTCTCCGAACGTAAGAACCACGACTACAGCGGTGGCAAGGACGATTCGCTCCCCTTCCTGAACTTCACCCGATGCGAGTCCATGGGGATCTGCAAGACCGAGGCTGGCATCCTTGTTCGCATGACCGACAAGATGTCCCGGCTTTCGACCTTCGTGACTACGGGGGAGTTCAAGGTCAAGGACGAGGCTCTCCGTGACACCGTTCTGGACATGATTAACTACGCAATCATCCTGTACGCCTACACCCAAAGCCAGAAGAACCATGAATAATCCTGTTTCTAAGGAGGCTTTTATTTTGCCTCCACCACCTCTGCGCGAGGATCTTATTGCGTACCTCGACCAGAACTTCCCCGAGAAGTGTGCAGAGTTGGGTGAACGTCCTGAAGAAATCTTCTTCCGTTCGGGCCAGCGTTCTGTGGTCCGGTTTCTATGTCGAATTTTTGAGGAACAAAACGACAATGTGCGTTAGATCTCCTAGTGCTCCTAAGGCTCCCACGCCGATCACGCTTCCCGAAGCCCCGCAGATGCCGGATGTGTCGGCTCCTACGATCAAGCAAGCCGCTCCGGTGGCTCCGGTCAACCCCCTGCTGAAGCGCAAGGGCAAGGCTGCACTTACCATTCAGATGCCCTCGTCCGGTAGCACCAAGATTCCGGGGATGTAATTCATGTCAGAAACAGGCAAGGCACTCTATCTCAAACTGGAAACACAGCGGTTCTCCTACCTTGAACGGGCCCGCGACTGCTCCCGGTTGACCCTGCCGCACCTGATTCCTGACGAGGGAAACCAGACCGCTAGCAAGTTTCCTACCCCGTATCAGTCGGTGGGTGCACGAGGCGTTAATAACCTTGCTTCTGCCCTCCTGCTGTCTCTGCTGCCTCCCAATGCTCCCTTCTTCCGCTTTGTAATCGACAGCAAGGCCGTGAAGAACCTTGAGAGCCTGTCTCCTCGTGCCAAGGGTGAAGCAGAGCAGAGCCTGTCCGAGATGGAGCGGCAGGTCATGGCTGAAATTGAAGCCCTGAGCATCCGAGTGGCCCTCTTTGAAGCCCTGAAGCAACTCATTGTTGCCGGAAATGTTCTTCTCTACTTCCCGGATGAAGGCCCGATGCGGGTGCTGCGTCTTGACCGCTATGTGGTGAAGCGCGATCCGATGGGCCATGTGCGCCGGATTGTGATCAAGGAGAACGTGGCCCCTGCGATGCTGCCGCCTGACATTCAGGCTGTGGCAAAGACCTGTATGTGCAGCCACGAAGGCACGGTGGAAATCTACACCTGCTGCCATGTCATGCCCGACAACAAGGTGGAGGTCTACCAAGAGGTCGGTGGCGTGGTTATTCCGGGAACTGAGTCCGTGTATCCCGCCGAGCGCAACCCCTTCCTTGCCCTGCGAATGCACCGCGTGGATGGCGAAGATTATGGCCGTGGCTACGTTGAGCAGTACTTTGGCGATCTGGTGTCGCTGGAGAGCCTGTCCAAGAGCATCGTGGAGGCTGCGGCTGCGTCTTCCAAGGTGCTGTTCATGGTCAATCCGGTGGGCAGCACCCGGGCTAAGAAGTTGGCCCAGTCTCCCAATGGCTCGATCATTGAGGGCAATGCTGCTGATGTGACTGTGCTTCAGGTCCAGAAGGCTGGCGATCTTCAGGTGGCTCTCCAGACCATGGGGACCATCAACGAGCGTCTGTCCTATGCCTTCCTGCTCACCGAGGCTTCTATCCGCAGCGCAGAGCGCGTCACGGCTGAAGAGGTCCGTCTGGTCACCCAGAGCATTGAACGCCAACTGGGCGGCATCTACAGCATCCTGTCGCAGGAATTCCAGTTGCCCCTCGTCAACCGCATCATCGACCGCCTGACCAAGGCCAAGAAGATGCCCAAGATTGACAAGAAGTTTGTTTCTCCCACCATCGTCACGGGTATTGATGCCCTTGGCCGTGGTAATGACCTGAACCGTCTTGATATTTATTTGCAGGGACTTGCCCAGATTCTGGGTCCGGGTGGACTTCAGCAGTATATTGATTTCCGCGAGTACATGAACCGCCGTGCTGCCAGCCTCGGTATCGATACCAAGGGTCTGGTCAAGACGGAGGAACAGATGCAGCAGGAAATGATGGCGGCGCAGCAGCAACAGATGATGAGCCAAGTGGTTCCTCAGGCTGCGTCCACCATGGGCAACATCGTCCAACAGCAGCAGACACAGCAATGAGTAACCATCAGCAAATCACAGTCGTTCGCGACACCGCAGAATCCAATGGCGAGGTCGATGCTCTGGCTCAGGCCCAAGCAGAAGCCGCAGCCGCCCCTGAGACCCCGGTTCAGGAGACTCGTCCGGGCTGGCTCCCTGAGAAGTTCCAGAACCCGACTGATCTTGCCAAGGCTTACACCGAACTTGAGAAGAAGATGTCTTCCAAGGGTGTGGATCTGGGCAGCCTTGATCAGTACTCGACCGAGTTTCAGCAGAATGGCGATCTGAGCCCGGAGTCGGTGCAGAAGATCGTTGCCATGGGCATCCCGGAGCCGCTTGTTCGGGCCTACGTCGATGGCCAGAAGTCGGTCATGGAGTCCAACGTCAATACCATCATGTCGATGGCTGGCGGTTCTGACCAGTATCAGGGCATGGTTGACTGGGCTGCTGACAACATTCCCGCCGAAGAGGTCGATGCCTTTAACAGCATCATCGAAAGCGGAAACATGAACTCCATCCGCATGGCTGTGGCTGGCCTGAAGGCCCGTTATGAGCAGACCAACGGTTCGACTGGCAATCGCCTGATTCAGGGTGAAGTCCGTGGACCGAGCGGTGGAGCCTTTGAGAGCATTGCCCAGATTGTCGAAGCAATGCGTGATCCCCGGTACGCTAAGGATCCGGCCTATCGGTCGAGTGTCGAGCAGCGTGTCGCCCTTTCTAACGCCCTTGGAGTTGCCCGATGAAGAACGCTAAGACCACCATTCTCGGTATCTGCACCATCGTCACCGCTGTTGCCTCGGCCATCATGGCCCTGATTGACAGCAACCCGGCCACCAACTTTGACATTGCCACCGTTGTGGCCGCGATTATGGCTGGTGTCGGCCTGATCATGGCCAAGGATGCGGACCCCAAGTAATGTGGGGTTGGGTCAAGGAACTGGTCACCGCTCTTCTTGAGTTCATTGAAAAGACGGTTTCCAAGGATACATATGCGAAAGACGCAGATCCTCATGCTGGCGGTATGCGCTCTCGGTTCCTTGACCGGGTGCGGAACTTCCGTGATTCTTGTGCCCGCCGGAACCCCAGTGCAACTGGCGGAACCTGTAAAGGCTCATGTATTCATTATCCAGAAGGACGGAACGAAGATCAAGTCGGAAAACCGAGTTGATATTCCCGCTGGATGGTGGGCTGCTGATGTTCCAGAAGACCATGGCTCCATGCCGCGTACCACGCCTTAACACCGTTTAGCGTAGGTCACCGAACCATTCAGAGAAATCTGAGTGGTTCATTTCTTTCTCCAGTTTCAGATGGACTGGGGAGATGCTGATAGGCTGTCGGCCCCTTGCGAGGGACAACTGGTAGCACAAGGCAAATCGTCCCATCTAAAGAGTTCACTTTTTCTATTTAGGATTCACACACATGGCACTTATTCCCTCTCAGCCGTCCCGTCTGGGACAGGTTAATCTGGCGAATGATGTTGATGCGCTGTTCCTGAAGGTGTTCTCGGGCGAGATTATCACCACGTTTGAAAAGAACAACGTGATGATGCCTCTGCACCGTGTCCGCACCATTCAGAGCGGCAAGTCGGCTCAGTTCCCCGTCACTGGCGTTGCTGCTGCTGGCTACCACACTCCCGGTGAGTCGATTCTCTCGCAGGGCACGACTGGTACGACTGGTTACGGCAATACGACCTCGGCCAGCAATACCGCTGGTAACATGACGGTTGCTTTTGAAGGCAACGCTGGTATTTCTTCCAAGTACCTGTCCAAGTTCAAGCACAATGAGAAGGTCATCTTCATTGATGATGTTCTCCTGTCGAGCGCATTTGTGGCTGACATCGATGAGATGAAGAACCACTATGATGTTCGCAGCATCTACAGCACGGAAATCGGTCGCGCTCTGGCTTATGCCGCAGACAAGAACCTGATCCGTACTGTGATCGGTGGTGCTCGTAACCTTCAGCCGCGCTTCTCGTCCTCTGCTTACGCTAACGAGGCCGCTAAGGTTACCGCTAAGGATCCGTATGCTGGTGAGCGCATTCGTGTTGGTAGTGCTGCTGACACGACTACCGGGACTCTGATTGACGCTTTCTTTGCTGCGGCTACGAAGATGGATGAGAAGAATGTTCCTAACGATGGCCGTTATGCCGTTCTTCCTCCGGCTGAGTACTACAAGTTGGTGAACGGCGACAGCGATGCCATCAACCGCGATTACAATGATCCGAACGGTAGCGTTGCTTCCGGTATGGTGATGTCTGTTGCTGGTATCCAGATCAAGAAGAGCAATCATCTTCCGACTGCTGATGAGTCGGGTGGTTCTGATGATGCCCTTCATGGTGCGGCTGGCATCAAGAACGATATCTTCGGTGCTAACACTGGTTACTCGGGTGCTAACTTCACCTCGACTCGTGGCATCATCTTCCATGGTGAAGGTGTTGGTACGGTCAAGTTGATGGACCTGTCGCTTGAGACCGACTACATCACGGAACGCCTCGGAACCCTGCTGCTTGCTAAGTACGCAATGGGTCACGGTGTGCTTCGCGATGAGTGCTGCTT